ACCAGCGACAAAGCCGCCTTCTGGAGATGGGAAAGATGCGCGGGGGTTGCCCGATGCGAAGTCACCATTCAAGCCAATGGCAGGGGTGAGGTTTACTTGAGTTTGAAAGCCCATTTTAGTAGCTCCTTAGATTTGAGTGAAACGGTCAAGACCAGCCACGGCAACTTTCGCTGCAGGTGCTGCATCCATTGCAGGTTTTTGAGCAGAGGCAACCTTAAACAAGGCTTGCAGTGCTTTTGTGTCGGTCAAGCCGTGTGTGTCTACATTCATGTGCTTCAAAGCAAAAGTGTAAACATCGGCGGCAGAATCCATGCCGATAACGTCACCCACGACAGGGCGCACGTCACGCTCGGCTTGAGCGAGTTGCTTAAATTCAGCGCGGAGCGAATCCATAGCGGCTTCAACCTTTTTATCGGTTTCGTCTTCTTGGTCTTCGTCTTGAGCTGTGGGCAACTTAGGCTCATAAGGCGCGTCTTCGTCTTGGGCGGGTGCAGAAACGCAACCCAAAGCAGCATTGAGAGTTTCCTCGTCAACTTTGCCAGCCAAAATAGCGCGGAGCTTATCAGCGGGTGATTCATCAGCAGCAGGCGTTGGTGTAGTGTCAACCATTTGGTCTTCTTCTACCATCGCTGCGTTGGTTTGTTGTGGCTCGGGATTGTCTTCAACGCCTAAAACAGCGTCAATGATTTTGTCCGCTTGCTCTGGGTTCAAAGTCGAATCCATTGCAATCAGCTTATCACGGGCCACTTCTTTACGGGTCTTAGGCATTGCCAATTCCTTATTGAAGTTTGTGGGGGCGGAGTCGGCAACTATCACATCACTGCCAGCGCGTCCGACTTCCACCAGCGCCAAGTGATTTCCTTGAATCGAAGTCATGCGGCCATCGTACGCTTCACCATCGGGTGTCGTACCTGCCTCCATAACTGGGATATATCTATAAGCGCACGACAATTCGCGCACTGTATCTGTTTCAATTCCTGCAATCGCAGTCTTATCCCACACGCTAATATCAGCGTTCAAATAAGTACCGTCAAAATCCACATCGGAGCCGATAGCGCCCACAACTAAATCAGGGCGGGGGGATTCAACTGTTACGGGTACGTGTTCAGAGAGTACAGGCAGACGGGCAAAGGTAGCCGCGCCTTTTTCTAACTCTTGAGGGTCGCGGTACATCCGATATAGCTTGTCAGCTTCTAAGCCTAGACCCTGCCAGTTTGGAATTTCTTGCCCGTAGTATTCGCAGACATTCGCCTTGCTAATACGTGTCGTGGCAACGTGCAAACGCCCATCAGCATCAACAGCGCGGACGCTTTTATCAAATGCGTAATGGTTTTGCTTATTCATAGTTCAAATTATAGCAATAACTGTGCCAACTTACAAATTAGTCGCATACGCCAGCTAAGGCGAAATCATTGGCCTTTGTTTCGGCCTCTGCAAGTCTTTGCTGTGTTCGTTCTAATTCAACCTGCACCCCGTCTTTGTCCACCTTGAATTTAAGCGAGGTGATAGACAAAACAAACACCAATAATAGTGTCGGTAGGTTCTTAGTTAGATTTGCCATATTTAGCTTCCAATTCGGCGAGCTTGGCTTTGTATTCTTTGTGCTTGTAAACCCAGTTCACAATTAAGCCGATTACGCCAAGGCCCAAACCAGCCCATTGCACAATCTCTGCGCTTGTAAACCCTGCGAGTACTGCCACGCAGCTACCCAAGTAAGTTGATTTTGTAGCCACGGCGGTGATTGTTTCGTTAGTCATTTTGTGCCTTAATTGAACACTTTAGCGATACGAAATCCAATTGATGTACCGCTTTTATATGTTGTTTCAGGCTTGATTGTAGTGTAAGTGTCCGTCCCTTGGGAGATTTGCACCACGCTATAAACGCGGTTTTCATAATCACGCCGCCAAGATATTGATTTGGTCGGTACGGTTAGCACTTGGGTATTTTTTGAAGTCGCGTAATTGGTCAGGTTTGTGTATTGACTGAGGCCAACGGCAAATTGGTCGCGGCTGCTTAACTGATAACCTAACTCATAAACTCGGCTGGTTCCATGCCAGTTATACAAGTTTTTGGGGTTGTTTTGGTCGCCTATGTATTCGGCTTGAGATAGGCGATAGCTTAGTTTGTCGGTGATATTGCCCTCTACCCCTGCATATAGGGTTTTATAGGTCAATCGGCGCTGATAGCTGCCTGTGTCGCTGTCTTGGTTTTGCAGAGTGTCTAAATAACTAAATCTAAACTGAGTGCCAGAGCCAAGGTGCAGGGCGTTTAAGCTGACACCTTGCTTTTTGTGTTCAACGGTAGGGCCAACGGCGACATAAGGGCCAAGTTTCTTATCTTGCCCGTCAATCATCGGGCGATAGACCCCAATCATTCCGTCAATCATCCAATTACCTTGATGCGTGGTCGCATATAACTGCGAGCCAAACGCGCCTTGAGAGATTTCATTTAGGCCATTGAACGAGCAAAAATTATCAGGCTCACGAATCCAAGGGTTAGTCGTTTCATACGTGCGACACCACGAAACGCGATAGGGCAAGATACCCACACGAGCGCCCACGTTATCGGTCAAGCGGTAGTCAGCATCGAGGCGGTCTATGCGTGAACCCTCTACCTCTGAGTGTTTAGCGTGTACGGTCAAAAACACATCGCCCACCTTCGTAGACCCTTGAAACTTCATCCAAGGGTTATTTTGTTGCCAAGGGTTAGGCGTAGAGTAATTGGGGCTGTACCGCATAGGCGCGGGGGTTTTCCAGTGGTCTAGGCCAGCTTCTAGCGTCATATCAGCGTAAGCGGAGCCACTTAGAAGCGCCAAGACTAGGGCTTTATTTGCAGATTTTTGCATTGCGTCCGTTCAAATAAAGAGTGACATAACCCACGCTAGGGCTAATCTGTTCGACATTGATTAGGATTTGCTCAGGCGTTGTTATCTTGATGTAACGGTCTACTAGGCCGCTAGTCTTTGCGATACGCTCAGCGGTGTTAGGTGACAATCCAAGCTCTCCAAAGGCCGCGATTGTGTCGGGGTGGCTACTTGGCAGCATATAACCAGTGACAAAGGCGTTACCAATTAGGACGGGTTTACCTGAATAAACGTCCGTCAAGTCGTAGCGGTTAGCCTTGCCATTGCAAACGAAATCAGCCGCGCCCACGTTTAGCGAGGCTGCAAGCAATAACCGTGCCAATTTTTTCATCGTCTACCCTGTTGCGGTAATGCGGCCCTGATCGCCGAAACTTGTGCGTTTAGACCTTCTAGGCTTGAGTTTATTTTCTCTTGGCCTATCTTGATTTCTTCTTGTGCCTTGCGAAGTTGCTCAAAGTTGTTTTTGAGGTCTTTCACATCGTTAGCCGTTCTAAGTTGATCGTCTTGAACCCTTTGAACGGCGGCGGGGGCGCTTTCTAGCTTTGCAATCTTTGCGTCTGTCTCATTCAGGCGTGTAGTGCCTTGATAGACCATGTAGACAACGGCGGCGGCAATCCCCCACGCTTTTTCAGTCGTGAGGGAGAAGGTCTTTTTGTCTAGGGTTTCATCAGCCATACTTACATTTTAAGCGATAACTGATTACTTTCGCTCTGTCATTACCATGTGCAAAGCGCCTGGGTGCATACGCCAAGGCTCAGAGAAACCAATGATTGTGGCCACCACTTCGCTGCAAAAATATTTCTCAGCGTGTTCGTGGCTAACAAACGGCAGTACCGAGCGAACGCACCCAATAAGGTCGTACCCTTTGCCTTTGTTATCGTTCAAAAAGTTAAGCACCATCTGAGGGTAAACGGTAGGCAAGGGCAGAATATCCCATTCTTCACGGCTTAATTGCATGACTTTGCCGCGCACACCGCCATCGGTTCCAACGCTTGAAACGCATAAAACTGCACCGTCAAAGGGGTTGCCAATGCTGATCTCGCTGTGAGAATAGATTGACTTAGTAAAAAATCGGGTGATGCGTTCTACTGCACCTTGCCAGCCTTTTTTGGTTGATTTGAAAGAACATAAATAAACTTGAGACATGATTATTTTCCTTATGCATGACGGGCAAAATTGCCATAAACCATTTCAGCCGCTAATTGTCGAAACTCTGCGGCCAATTCTTTTGTTGCAAACGTACCTAAGTGCTTCAATTTTTTATTGATAGACACGTACGCTTTCCATTTTTTTGAGTTTTTTTCATAAACAACACCTTTGATTCCAGAAGTGTTATTGCTTTGAATCCCTCTGTTTGTAATGTTGCCTGAATGTTCAGCCAAGCGAAGATTACCTATTCGATTGTTTGTGCAATCTGTATCTTCATGGTCAATTTCTTCATCGGGCCATTCGCTGTAATGCCAAAACCAAATTAAGCGGTGCAACATATATCCTTGCTGATTGATTTTGACGCGCGTGTAACCGTCTTTCCTTTTGTATCCAACTGGAGCGCCTTGCTTAACACCCCTGCGAGGTTTTTTGGCGTACAAATTACCATCTTGATAATCAAACATACTGCGAAGTTCATCCGCAGTAATGTGAATTTTTTTAGAAGGTATTAATTTTTGATTGTTTTGCATTTTTGTACGCCTTTTCTGCGAAGTCTTTAACTTCAACCAGCGAATGAGTATCCACTGTGAAGCCTGTACCACCGATTTTAGCAATAATATCGCTCACAATCTCAGAACGTAAACCCGCAGATTCAGCAGTAGCAGGGCTACCAAGAATGATTGAATAACCGCTAGAGTTACCCAAAACGCGATCATCTGCACTTGCACCAGTATCCGAATAAATCACGGGTACTGTGAGTTTTACAGAGGCGTTAGAAGCCGCAGTCAACACCATATGGATGGGGTTATCAGGTGGAATGAGAATCTTCTGTGTCGAGCTATTTGCGGTAACTGGATTAGTCCAAGTCCAAACCAAGTCGGGCAAGTGCTGGATTCGTTGGGTAGCGCGGTAAAGTTCCGCAAAGCCCGGCTGAATGATAGCGCCCGTGGTGTTGGCCACTGCCACCTTCATCGAGACTGAATCGTATTGGAAAGCGTTTGCCAGTGTTACGTCATAAGACATATTCCACTGAGGCAAGTTTGTAGCGCTAATTTGATAAGACAAAGCAGCATCAAGAATTTGAGTCTTCGCTGTATCAATTTGCAAGGTCTTCCAGTCGTATCCGGGGCTTCTTACCTGCACATCATAGAGCGCCACATCCATCAAAACGGTTGAAGTGTTGCCCGTGCCTGATACGTTAGTCCAAGCGCCGCCTGAGTTCTTTTTATAGCGTAAGTACCAGATTTCTCCAAAGCCTTGAGGGTCTAGATTGAAAATGTTAGCGCGTAAGCCCGAAGCGTCTTGATAGGCGATATTGATTGTCGTACCTGCTTCGGCTGAGACTGTGCCCGTGGTCTTCACGCTAAACAATGTCGAGCCTTGGCCCACGGTTGTAGCTTTGATTGTGAATTTGTTTGTAGCTTTGTTGTATGACAGCGGGACGGATGCGGTATTGCTGAAATAAATATCAGCATCGCTGAAGTTTAAGGCTGTACCGTCTTTGAATACCTTAGAGGCATAAGGGATGCCAGCATTGAGCGTAGTCCAATAAGCGAAATAATCATTCATCATGTTTACATCGGACAAATTGGTATAAGCCGATAAAACCACAGGGTCAGTGATGATTAGGCTTGCGTTTTGCGTCCAATTAGTTGCGGCTGTGAAGTCTCCGCCCGTTGCGGGGGTGAATGTACCTGCTTGGTAGTTATAGCCCAAACGGGTAGCAATCCACTTCCAAGTGCCTGACTTGCCAGCGGCTAAGTAGTTCACATTCGTGCCAGTTTGTCCCGTTTGGTAGAGATACTGTGCGCCTGCGTTGTCTTCAACGTAAATGCTTGATGCCATTATGCAAGTCCTGTGAATGTGAGGCGAGAGCTGTAATTTCCGTTAGTCTTAACGAATTGTAAAACGTCCGAAGTATTGCCAGAGATTAGAGTGATGGTCGGGTCGATTGTGTAATCGGCTGTATCCATGATGTTGCCAGCGGTAGCGGAGAGGAAATCTGTATCGCTTGCGTAAGTAGCCCACCAGTTTTTGAGCGCGTTGTAGAGGCGCTGAGTAGACCAGCTAAGTGTTCCCGTTGCCGCGCTGATAACCTTTGTGCTTGTATTGACGGTAATCAATGAAGCATCAGCCGCGCCTGTTGAGGCGTTTGCATAGTAAGCATCCACCACGCCTGAGAATGTCACGCTGACTGTGCCAGTTTTAGCCGTTGCCGCTGTGAATGTTTGGGTAAGGTCTTGCCATCCAGCTTGGCGGGTGTTTACCGTCCAGTCAATAGTGTTAATGACGTTCTTTGCATCCAAGCTGTCCACGAATGGCAAGAACCCATCTGTACCCGCCATAAATGTTGGGTCACGGTAGAAGTTAGAACGTGAGACTGTGCTGAGTGCCGTGGTGCTGAAAATCTTAGAAGGATAGCGGCTAGACAATGCAGAGGGTTTAATGCGCATAGAAGGCGCGAAACCAGTCTTATCAATGGTGAAGGTAGGACGGAAGCCAATAACACCGTAGAAACCATCGCTACCAGTTGCAGTAGCGCCTGCGTTCCATCGGAATAGGCCGCCTGCGTTCATCGTTGGGTCTACCCAGTACCACTTATTAGCAGAGCCGAAAGTGTTAGGGATTGTGGTCAATGCGCCTGTGTATGTGTACGTATCCATAAGCACGTTTGAAGTGCCGTTACCAAAGATAGCGCCGCCGTACTTAAAACCCACCATCTTTGAGTTGTTAGAGGTGTAGCCCATTTGCCAAATCACGTTAGACGCTGTGCCGTTAACCGTGAAGTTGTTAATGGTGGATGCAGGCAAAAAGTAAGCATGAATAGCCACTTGAGCGCCGTTAGGACAATTCAGCGTCAAAGTTGAATTGCTAATGTTCCAAGTTGCGCCCGCTTCGGTGTTGCTAAATACAGTGCCAGAGCCGCTTGTGACAATGTTGTAAGTCACAGTGCTGTCGCTCATATTCAGCGTTGAGCCGCTTCTAAATTCGCTTGTTGTTGCCGCGCCATACCCAAGGCCAGCAGCTGGGCTAACAGTAAACGTAGAGCCGTTGGTGATGTTAAATGTAGAGCCGCTTTGGAATTGGAATAAGTCAGCACGAACCGCAGGAGTCCAAACGACATCCTTTTTGTTGATTGTCAGTGAGGCTGTGTTGCCAAACGTCCAAGCGGTAGAGCTATTAAATGTCGCGTTATAGCTGCCCATTGTCATAGCGCCAGCAGTTACGCTCATTTTCCAAGGGCTTGTCAGTGCGTATTTACCGCCTGAGCTAGTTTGAAAATCAGCCTGTGCGCTGTTGGCTGTCAGTGCTTGGCTGTATTGACCAAAGGCATACACCTCATCAAGATTATGCGCCGTTGAAACTGTGTAAACCTTGTTTGTGTAGTCAAGGCTTAAACCAGTCAATGCAGCCGCCTGAGTGGGTGTTACAGAGCCATAAGCAGCATCTGAGAGCATAAAAATGGGTTGAGAATATGCCGCATCTTGCAAACTATAGGAAACTGACTGAGATACATAGCCATTCTTGCGGAATTGAGCTGTTTGGCTGCGCGTGTCGGTTACTGAGCTTGGTGCAATATAAGAACCTGTTGCAGGCGACCTTGCAGCCCATGTGCAATAAGCAGACTGCACAGCTTGTGAAAAGTCTCCCGATTGGATAGCATTAACCATTACGTTTGCGCTGCTTGTAATATAAAGCGTAGCGTTGGTTAATGATGTGCCTGTGCTGTCTTTTATCGGAAATGAAACAGTGCGTTTGTAGGTTCTAGTACCATTAGAGTAATTACGTGAGTTGGTAGTAACATCAAAACCAGCAGGAAGAACATAGTCAACCAGAATTTCATTGTTCGTTGTATTGCAACCTAAATATTCACTTGATGCAGGTGATATATAAAAAATAGGAGCAAAACCCGAAAACGGCACGTTACTTGGGAAAGCCATCTTAATATCTGGGTTTGAACCGCCACCACCCGTAGGCAATGAAAAATATTCAAATTTTTGAACGGTAACCACTTGAGTAGTTGTTACACCAGCTGACACTCCACCAATGCACTTGTATAACAGCATGGATTCAATAGTTCCATATGAACCACCAAACCCTGAGTTAGCGCCCGCCCCATCGTTTTTGTAATCCATAACGATACGGCCTGAAGTCAAACCTACTGGCGACCAAGAGCCGTAATACATTGATGGAATTGCAGCAGCGTTTGAGCCATTGTATTCAAACCAGCCAACATCATTCCAGTGAACGCTTGGCATTGTCGTTCCAGCTACATAGCCAGAAGGAACTCCGCTGTTAAAGAAAATAGACCGACCACCAGCACCAGACGAGCCATCAAAGTTGTTGTAATTGACTGTATGGCCTTTGGCTTTTACGTAGCCAGTACCGTTCAAAATCCAACCCGATCGCCAAATCCCGCAACCATAAGTTTCGTTCATACGAAGACTTGAGCCGTTTCCTAGCTCATATGTCCATTCAGTATCGTCATATACCGCACCAGTGGCGATCTGCAAAACAATTTTGCAAGCACCAAACACTTGCATGGTAATGTTCCCCACCAAAGTGCCAAAACCAGCTGCAATAATTCCTGATGGATTCGCAGTGTCACCAGACGCCGCTAATGTGACAGTTAGCGTGCCAGTGTTGGACGAAATAATGACGTTAGTTGCGCCCGTTGTACCTGTAAAGTTGTTAGAGAACACCGCGCTAGTGTTAGCCACGAAGCTGACAATCTTAGTGCCAGCCGCCCAGCCTGTACCTTGCACAGTTGCGCCTACAACCCATCCAGTAGTGCTTGCAACAGTTACGTTGGGGCTACCGTTTGTAGCCGTGACGCTTTGCGTTGTACCTGTAAGCGTGTAAGTTACTGCCATGTTTTAAGCGTCCTGAATCATTGAATACACCAACGAAGCGCGGTTAGCCCACGCAGTCGCCAATGTAATTGTTGGGTTATTTGTTACGCCTGCATAACGCGCCGTTGTAATGCCGCTTGCTTCTACCAATTTCATCAATAGCCAAGGGTCTGCACTTGTCGCACCTTGCTTGAGTAGGTAAGTCGTGCCTGCGGTCGTTTCGTCAATGTCGCTCAGTTTTAAGTTGGCGTATTTGCCGATTCGCTTGTCAATCTCTGTCAGCGTTGTATTGCCAGCCGTAATCAAAGCATCCGAAGCACTACCCGAGGTGTCCACCACCAAAGCGCCGCTAGGGTTAGCCTTAATGTCCACATACTCGCCACCATGCGAAGTAGTCCAAGCGTGAATCACTGTGTTAGTGATGATCGCCGTGTCTGTGTTTGTCAGTTGGGTTGAAAGTAGCTTAGTGTCGATCTTGTCGTTGATCGCAGCTAAGTTGCCGCCTGTCTCTGTCGCAAAGTTAGTAATCTGCGAGGATGCAGCTTTTACGGGTGCAATAGGCGTGTAAACCGTCCACTCAGGCACTTTGTAGGCCACGGGTGCAGAGCTGTCGCCCTTATCTCGATATACGAATACTTGGCCCGTTGAATCGGTGAAAACTAGGTCAGAGAGGCCACCAGCGCCAGGGGAGGCGGGCAAACCCGTAACGGGGTCAGCCAAAACCACCATCGTAAAGACTTTGTTATCAATGAACGCTTCGGGGTGTAGGTTGATTTCAGTTGCCATTTATGCGCCTCTTAATTGAGAGGGATTTTATCATGTTGGCACGGTTTATGCTATATCGGCAAAGCAATAGACAATCACTAATAAAACCCAATCCACTATAAAAATATTTTAGCGACACTTTAAAAAATGGCCGTTTTTTCTATTACAGTTCATCCGTCACTAATGACTTAACTAGGAGAAAACATGAACATCGACAACCTCACTTTCGGCGAACTCAAACAAATCGCGGCTATGTTTCAAGGCCAAGCAGCACCACAAAATAACGCGCCTCACCCGTTTGTTGGTAAGTACGTCATTGCTCGTTGCTATGCGGCTGGCGTACATGCAGGCGAAGTGGTCAGCGCAAATGGCGAAGAAGTGATTTTGAAAGATTCTCGCCGCTTGTGGTCTTGGAAAGCCAAAGATGGTGTGGCTCTTTCAGGCGTAGCCCAAACTGGCATCAAGTCCGATAGCAAAGTTGACACAATGAACCCATTGATTTCATTGAATGGTGTTTGTGAGTTGATTGTTTGTAGCGATATTGCAAAGGCTTCTATCAATGGCTAAACAAAAACAATTTACAGATGGCTCTGGCTCTGGCGATGGCGATGGCGATGGCTCTGGCTATGGCTATGGCTATGGCTATGGCTCTGGCGATGGCGATGGCTCTGGCGATGGCGATGGCTCTGGCTATGGCTATGGCTATGGCTATGGCTCTGGCTATGGCTATGGCTATGGCGATGGCTCTGGCTAAATAGGCAGCAGGGGGCGGAAAGAACACCGACAATTAATCTTTTCTCCCGCCTGAATGTACTCACCATCAATCAAGCAGCCTTCGGCGATATTGAATATCTTGCCATTGGCTTCTACATGGCTTTTACGGGGTTCTTTACCAGCGTGACTATGTAACCACTTGCCCTGCGTGATACCCGCCTCAAGGCTACGCGCCTGCCTAACCGTAGCCGTGGCCCTATTCGTTTGGTTCATGGCTATAAGCCGCGCCCGTTTAGTAGTAGCCCCGTATTTCTCTTTTAGCTCATCGTTAAACATCTTGAGATCACGGCCTGCCATTACTGAGCGCATAGCCAAGCCCTCGATATTCTTTAAATGCTCGGCGGGGATTGATTTAATCAGGCTCACGGATTCGGCAATAGAAGCCTTTAACGCCTCTTTTACTACCGCGCTAGGCTTGAACTCCACGGCAAAGCCTGCGTCTATCAAAGACTGCATAAAAGCGTTATCCGCTGACTTAAACGTGTCCGACATATAGCGGGTGGCAATTTGAACCGCCATGTCGTCAAACTTTGAAATCCAGCGTTTGCCTAGTTCTTTGAATACTTTGTTTAGGGTGCTTACCGCGCTTGCATCTTGGGCCACTAGGCTTTCCATCTTGGGCGGGGTTTTTTTATAGGCAGCGATTAGCCAATAGTTAACGCTGTGCTCAAAGGCAGCGCAAAGCTCTTGCAATTCCTTGCTGAACTTTGCCTCGATAGCTGCGTTTGCGCTTATGGGCCGCGCTGTTTTGGGTTTAGCCATTACTCGCCGATCTTAGGCTCAGTGTCAGGGCCAGCGCCTTTCTCTTTCGGCTCTGTTTCGGGGTCTTTCACTTCGCCTGTGGGGTCGAATCCGTCTTGATTGTCGCCAAAGGGTGAGGCTTCGGGTTCGGGCATCTCGATCTCTTTGGATAGGTCGAGGCCATGCCAGCCGCTATTAGCATCACGCGCAAACTTTTCCCTTGCTTCGGCGGCATCTATTACGCCTCGGTCAATCAAGATAGCAGCTTCATCGGCATTAGCCCTGCGAATCTCTGCCAGCTCCTTGTCGTTCATTTGCTCCATTGGATTGAACTCAAAGGTGACAGAAGGGTCAATTTCACCAAATAGAGACAGTTGCACTACCTTGAGAATAGTCTCCAAAGGGCCACGAAGGTGCGCTTCTTGCATAGCGTTAATCCATGCCCAGAATGACTTTAATTCGCCTTCGCTTGAGGCATTAAGACCGCTAGGTGATAGGCCAGTCAAGATAACGGCGGGGATTCGTGACACTACGCATAATTGCTCAAGGCTTTGCGCTTGCAAGGCATCAAGGCCGCTTAATGGGGTGTTGATCTGAACCAGCTCCTCTAATTCCTTGTCAAGCACCATCAAGCCCTTATTGCTTCGCATCTGCGTAAACAATTCAGCGCGTTTGAGTAGTTGGTCGCCACTGTCGCCGCCTTGCAGCACCGCGCTCATATCGGTTTGCAGGGCTGTGATCGAGTAGATATTAATCATGTCGCTCACGCTTTGACGGGTGCGTAACCAGTTTTCAACGTAGGGCTGTGCGAGTTGGCTCAGGCTGATACCGCTGAAATTGTAGGCAGGCTTGAGCATATCGGGCAGGGGGCGTGTAGTCACCATTGCCAAGCGTGAGGCGTGTACCTTTTGCCCCATCATGAACCATGCGGTAGGGCGGTAGAAGTCGGGCGCTGTGGGGTCGATAGCGTTGTATTGAACGGGTGTAACCCACATTGGCTCTACCGCGCTGAATCGCTCCAAAGAGTTAAGCGGAATTGTGCGCGGGTCAAGAATCATCGGCTTGTCTTTTTCTTGGCCCTTCAATGTAATGAAGATTTGACCACGCCCATAGAGCGCATCATGCTCACACGCTGTCTGCAATACGCCTTTGACGTTTAGCTTGTGAAACTCCTCCTCAATCTCGCTGATCTTTTCCTTGATTAGGTCGTCTTTGTCGTCTTTACCCTTCAATGAGATGAATTTACGGGTCATCTCTGAGGCCAAGACTGAGGCCATAGCGCGGTATTCGGGGCGCGTTGCATAGCCTGCCAAGATTTGATAACCCACAAACGGGTGAAAATCGCTGTATGCCAACACATCGTTAGCATAGCTGTAAGACTGCGAATCCATAGCCACGGCGGGGGTTACGCCTTGAGGCACAACACCTGGGAACAATCGGGGCGGCTGAAACAAAGCAGGCGCTTGCTTATTGCTCACCTTTGCATTTTCTAGAACCATGTAGCTGATACCGCGCTTTTTGGCCTCTGCTTTGGCTTGTTTTGCTGCGTTGGCTTTAGCACTGCGTTCTTTGCGTTCTTGGGGTGTCATTTAGTTGGCCTAGATTTTGCTTATGTTGTGCTTATTTTACCTTCTAGCGCCTATATTTGCAATCGCTGACCCGCTGATATTCATGGCTCGCTTACGTGGTGCAAAGGCCATAACAAACGCATCGGCTAAGTTAGGCGACTTAATGTCACGCTTTGCCATGTCTTCCTTGCTCTCCACCTTCACGCGCCCGTTTTGGTCAAACTTACGAAACGGCGTTGATAGCTCTGTTTTCAGCTTTTCCAGTTTGGGCATATCGCTTGCAATGCTGATTAGTTCATCCTCTGGGTAGATTGTCCCGTTCTTGATGAAGTCGTGGGTATTCCTAAAGCGGTCAGCAATAAGCCACCAAGATTGTGACTTGATGTTAGAAAAGAAGTCTTTATTCTTGATACGGGTTAGCTTGTCGCTCACATAGTACGATTCAGGCTCAAACACTGCCTCGCCTGCGTTGAACTTGGTATATCGAACCTTGCCGCTAGTGTTGACCGTGTTCAATTCGTCAAACTTAGCGCCTGCGCTTGCACCGACACCGATACTGTCATAAACAATGTCAGCATCGCGCAAAAGGGCGTTTTGGTAGGTTCTAGAGCATGATTTGAGTAGTTCATCCTCGCCGCCTTTCCATTCGTCCGCCCACAATGCTACGGGGCCATGCGCGTACACGTTAGCCGATAAGTCAGCGCCGCTATCTGCTACGTCAAAGCCTATGCGTTTTTGTCCCTTTGGCTCTCCAAACTTAAGGTGCGCGTCAATAGCCGATTCAATCCAGCTTCGTTTAATCACCACTCGGTCATCGTCTGAGCGCGGGTGTCCTAGATATACGTGCGCGAATTCGTCGGGGTCTTCAGCCCTAGCCGCCTCGATAACCTTTCGCATCGTGTTTGATAGAAATATGTTTTCGTTGTAGTTGATATGCCGAATGACAGTGTCAGGCGGGGGGTTTACGACAAACCGCTGATAAATGAAGTCGTTTGCAAATTGTGGGTTAAAGACTAACCAATGCTGAGAGCCTTCCTTACGCACCGTGGGGTCAATCACTTTCCACTGGTTTTCGGTCATAAGGTGACATTCCTCATGCCAAGCCACATCCACGCCTTCCATAGACTTGATTTCGTCTAAGTTTCGGGCGATACCGTAGAACACAAACTCTGAGCCTGTGCCTTTGTGTTTGATGCTGTTATCGGTGAACTTGAACTGGTCAGCGATACCAAAGCGTTCGGCTTGGATTTTTAGCAGGGTGTAGACCGATTCAGCGATCTTATTTTGAAATTGCCTGGTGCATAAGAATCTAACCTTGTAATTTGACGCTAGAAAAATAGCGAATCCCGCCGCATCCCATGATTTAGAGCTAGACCGTCCACCGTATAAAACACGGTTACGGGCGGGTTTAAGCCAAAAATCCTTTAAGCAAGGGTTTAGGCTTGGCCTCGATAAATCAATTGTTGTTTGCGTAGAAGTCATTAAGCGTCTTAATCTTCTTTGCAGCCACATCGGGCGCGGTGGGTAGGCTATCAGCGCCTACCTTCATCAAGTTTAGGCCAGTCTGAGCCGCATCGTTAGCCGTGCGAATCAAGGCAATTACCGCCTTCAAATTGTTTCCATCCTCGCCCACGGGGTCTACATCGTCTAGCTTTGCCGCCTGTTCGTTAGCCAAGGCCATTAAGCGGTGCGCGGTCTGTGCGCCTAGTCGTCCCGCCGCTGCTAGGTTATCGGATGTAACGCGAAGCTCTCCAGCCAAGTCAATCGCCAAAGCTCTGTCAGGGTACGGCAATAGGTCAATCTCTCGGTTTACCTTTGCGATATTGCGTGACACGTTTGTGAGCTGTGCCGTTTTCTCGCTTAAAGCCCTGTGGAGCGTTGTTAGCGGTATTCCCGTACTGCGAGATATAGAAGATAGACTTTCGCCCTCTGTGTGGCGCTTGGCTAACTCTGTGAGCTTCTTAGGGTCTATGCTTGACCTACGCCCCCGTTTGTTTCCTTCCATGTTTCCGCCTTCTTTGGAATATCCTTCCGATTATTTTAACACAAAACCCGCCAAAGTCTTGCAACCATGCGGGTTTGTGGTTTTCGGAAATAGCGGAAAGATGCTAGGGCGTTTGTAGTTGCGGCATACCAAAGCACACTTGCTTAAGTCTTTCCCTGTAAGAATGGTCTGATTCAATCTGACCGCCTTCTAGTGTTTTACGCTTGACTGCTAGGGCCTCTCCTAGCTTATCAAGCATTTCACCGCCTAGGCCATCTATTGATTGGGCTTTTACGGGCTTTTTCTTGAATATCAAGTCATAGCCCTGCCCGTACTTATTTTGGTCTGTTGGGCGTTGTTTTGAGCCTTTGCCGCCGTCTGGTTTAGTCATAGGTTTCAATTGCCTCACGAAGTGCAGCCAAAGCGTGTAATCTAACCTTAACCATACGCCCCGCTTCTAGTTTATCAGCGATAGGTGGCCTATGCGCTTGCTCTACCCATTGCAAAGCAAATTCAATCGAATTACGTAAATGCTCGTATTGATCTAATGCTTGCTGTGCGCGTGAGTAAAACTCCCTACGGGACAATTCATCATTCATTGCCATATCGTAAGGCATGTTAATTACGGCTTTTAACATTAAGTCACTCATGCTCTCACCTCTTGATTCAATACTCGGTCATAAGTCACCACGGCCTTGGCTCGGTTAGCCAAAGCAATTCGGCGCATGATAGGCCAGCGGTTTTGCTTAAACATGGCGTACACATCGTATAGCTCTGCCGTTGCGTTTAGGGCTAGGGTGTTCAATTTGTCTATCAAGGCTCTCTCCTTTAAATTGGTTGATGGCGGGCATGAACTCCACACCCCTGCACCCCCGCTACGCAAAGGCTTGCTTATTTAAAAGCTGCTTAACCATCACGGCTGGGGATTACTGAGCTTGACTCGCCTCAGCAACTTTTAACGAGAATAATCCCCATGCGTGATGCGCTTGTCTTTCCAAGCTGTCAAACCATCCCAAGATTAAGCGTCTCTTTTAAGGCTTCGCATTTGACTTCTTATGCCCGTCCTTATGATTTCAGAGGTGAACGGGCGAAGCATCTTGGGTTTTTACCGTTTTGGTTGAAACAGTCGAAAGGTAAGCCCCTCGTTCACATTCGTCTAGCAGCCAAATACGCAAATATCCGCGCCGCCATGTTTAAATTCTGCACTTCTCTCTTGTGTTTTTCGTCTTTTGTGATGTAAGCCATTATAACACTTTTGCATCAGGTCTATACACGCGAGCATCGAAAAACCGTGACGGAACGCTTAAAAAATCATACGCGCCTGGTCGATTCCCAAGTTGTCGAAGCTCTGCGCCGTTGTAGGTTTCTGTCATGGTCAAGCCGCATATCCGC